AATCAACGACATTATCTATTGGATGACCGCCTGCGTATCACGTGTTATGTGATGATCATTTCTTCGGAGTTTTCTTGGTCGTCTTCTTGACATCTTCCGGCAGCTTCTCTATCATAAAGTCCATGCGAACTTTGACTTCCCCGTTATCTTCATTAAACGAAGTGGGGTACAATACCGGACGAAACTGATAATCGATGTTCTTTTCAATTTGCGAAACCGCGTTGTTGTTAAAGTCGCTGATTACACGATTTTGGGTTTTTTCTCTTAGGAAAGGCAGGTTTAGGCCCTCTTTCGATGCACGATCGATAAACGAGACTAAATCCTTTTTAGAGATAGTCTGCAGTTTCAGATTTACATCGGCTGTTCCGGGTACAACCAACTGAAGTAGATCCCGGTCCTTCAGATTCTTCTTTTTACCTAGGCTCGCAAAACACTGTAGCTTGCGGTTATAGTTTTGTAAGTAGTAGATGTAACTCCAGAGAACCGATTTCGTAATACGATGGATTTGTTTTTCTTTGATCGCTCCAGTAGCATCTATACCATCTAGCATCATAAGAGAACCCAGCGCACAATGTACCGAACTAAGATTTTTCTTGAAATCGAGAATAGTCATATATTTTTACTTTTGGTTGAGATTTGTTTCTTTCTGCCCTCAATGACAATTACTTTAATTTCATCACGACGAACGACTTGTTCTCTTTCTCTTTCTCTTTCTCTTTCTTTTCCTCTCTCTCCCTCTCTCGCTCCCTCTCGTTGTATATGTCTCTGCATCTGCATCGGTCTATCTGCTGCATTACTATATCGAGGGACGTAATCCGATTCTTTATCTCGATAGTTATGTGAAATTGCTTTTACATCTGGTTTTGACATGGTCGGTTCTTGGTAATGTTCTGTTCGAGAACGAAAGGGTGCCGACATTTCCGGTACTGCGTACATGTATGATAGCCTGTCGTCCGGATCTTCTGCGACTGCCGAGGAGGGTTTGTCCAGTCTTTGTTCTCTATTTCGGCCATATTCTTCTGTGTCTATGTCAAATTCTTCGTCTTCATACTGTTCTCTACTTGTATGTTTCTCTCTATCTTTATGTTTCTCTTTATCTTTATGTTTGGGTGTTTCCATTTGTCTTTCTACGTGTGGTTTAGCTAGTACTATCTGTGTGTTTGTACTATTCGTTTCTTCTATACTGGGTATGTCACATACACTCCATCCCATAATCCACTCCAAAAGAATAAGACGATGTGGGCGATTGGGTTTTGTCATCCTAAACATGCATAATTCTTCGTAGACACCAATCATCTTTATGGAACAGCCCCATTTTGCTCGAGCAAGACACCATATGGCTTTCAATACATCTTGCTTATCATTCTTCAATCCATTATTTTTTTCACAGTCTTCAATTAATGCAGCTAAATAATCCTGAATCATTTCCTGATGATGACCCGTCTGCAGTATCAAAGACCAGACCCATGGTCTCGCTGATTTGTTAAACGTCTTTCTAACCCATTTTATGAGATCAGGGTCTGTTTCTTCTAATATATAGTCAGGTGGCATATCGGGTTTTGGTGTAAGTCCGCCGGCATATCCCGCTGCAGGAGACATGGGCAATTCACTTATTTTAAGTATGATGTCTAGTAATTTTCTGTCAGTTAAGAGTCGCGGATTTTTAGTCATTTCTACGAGTTCTATTGCAATTTCGTGAAATCCTCCTTGACAAAAATGCTGACACCATGTTGTAATGATCGCACTAAGAATAGATCCCCATCCGTGTTGGGCTCTAAGTTCAACTAAGCATTGTTGAATCGTATCTTCGTTTCCAGAAAAAATAGCAACTTTGAAAGTATCCCACATTCAATTAGCTGATTATAGTGCACACATTTTGATTGAACAGAACTCTGCACAAAAAAGAATAGATTCCTTTACTTAACTGCTGCATGTCTTGCAGCCGGGCTTCCATTTGCACCCAACTGCTTCTTGTGTTACCTCGTCATCTTCCTCCTTTTTGATGTCGATCAAAGGAGAAGGTGGCTGAACCATTTCTTTTTCTTTTTCTCTAACTGGTGAGGTTCGAACCACAGTAATATTCGATTTTGATCGTCGTGGATCGATAGTGAATTGCTGAGTAGTTGCTTTAGGCTTAGTACGCAGATAATACATCCCGGTCTTCAGTCCTTTCTTCCAGGCATAGAAATGCATGCTCGTGATCCGCTTGTTATCAGGACTTTCCACGAACAGGTTCATACTCTGAGATTGACAAATGTAAGCTCCTCTGTCTGCAGCCATATCGATGATCGTCTTTTGTTTTATCTCCCACACGGTCTTGTAGCGAGCTTGAATTTCTACCGGTATCTCTTCGATTCCCTGGATGCTACCCTCGCTAATCATAATCCGTTCTTTCAACTGCGGATTCCACAATCCGAGAGCGATGAGATCCTGCATCAAGTATTTATTCACCACAATGAATTCTCCTGCCATCGTCTTTCGTTTATACAAGTTGGATGTAAATGGCTCGAAAGCTTCGTTGAAGCCCATGATCTGGCTAGTCGAGGCAGTCGGCATAGGTGCGAGCAAGAGACTATTACGGAGTCCATAACGATGGATATCCTGTTTGAGAGCGGCCCAGTCATAGCGTTTAGAGGTTGTCGAATCAGAGTGAGGTGCCACATTCCACAAATCAAATTGCAAGAGGCCTTGGTGTGCAGGAGATCCTTTGAAACTGCTATAAGCACCACGATACTCGGTCAGAGTGCGTTCACACGGCTTGAGGGCAAGATGATCGGCAATTTCTTTGATCCTCGTCAACGTGATCCCTTCAGAATCCAGTTCTTCCAAAAGGGCTTCTCGTTTTTTGGCAATTTCCATCGACTGCTCGAGACTGGCATGATACATCGTCTCAAATATACGAATATTGAGATCTGCGGCCTCCGGGCTGTCGAAAGGCAGTTTGAGGAGGGCGAATGTATCCGCCAGTCCTTGCACACCGATTCCAATAGGTCGATGACGCAAGTTGGATGTTTCCGCTATGTTGACCGGATACAAATTCCCATCGATAATCTTGTTCAAGTTCTTGGTAGCGATCTTGACCACTTCGTGCAATTTCTCAAAATCGAATCGAAGTGTTCCATCGAGAGACGGGACCAAATACGTCGGCAAGCAAATACTCGCCAGGTTGCAAACCGCAATCTCTTCGGGATCCGTGTATTCGGCGATCTCCGAACACAAGTTACTCGATTTGATCGTACCCAGATTTTTCTGATTTGTCTTCAAGTTGACGGCATCCTTATAAAGCATATAGGGAGTTCCCGTCTCGATTTGAGATTGAACAATACGGAGCCAAAGGTCTTGCGCATTGATCTGCTTACGGTACATCCCTTTGGCCTCATAGGATTCGTACATCGTTTGAAAGGCATCACCGTAAGCGTCGGAAAGACCTCGACATTCATCGGGACACATGAGAGACCATTTCCCGCCCGCTTCGACGCGCTGCATGAAGAGGTCCGGAATCCACATGGCATAAAAGAGGTCACGAGCTCTCTCCTCTTCTGAGCCGTGATTTTTTTTGAGGTCCAAGAAAGGTTCGATATCAGCATGCCATGGTTCCAAGTAGATTGCAATAGAACCAGCACGACGACCCGCTTGATCAATGTGACGAGCTGTCGAGTTGAATACACGAAGCATCGGAATAATCCCATTGGATGTACCGTTTGTGCCTCGGATGACGGACCCTTTTGCGCGAATATTGTGAATATGCACTCCGATTCCTCCCGCGTATTTGGAGATCATGGCACAATCGCCGATCGTCTTGTACATTCCCTCGACCGAATCATCGTGCATAGCAACGAGGAAGCAGGAGCTGTTCTGGGGCATACGGGTTCCGGCATTGAACAGCGTCGGAGTGGCATGGGTGAAATATTTCATAGACAATGCATCGTAAGTCAATAAAGCCTCGCGAATATCGGATCCATGAATTCCGATAGCCACCCGCATCCACATGTGTTGAGGACGCTCAGTGACGACTCCATTGATGCGTGTCAGGTAGCTCTTTTCGAGAGTCTTGAAACCGAAGAAGTCGAAAGCAAAGTCACGTGAATACTCGATGTACGCATTTAGCTTCCCTTTATGAGTCATGACCGTATTGTAGAGGGCCTCGCTCACAAGAGGATTCTGTTTATCATGGATGTCAGTATTGTTATAGAGAAGTTGGATTGTCTCCGAAAAAGAGGGAGATGTATTTTTATGGTGATTGCTGATAATGATACGAGAAGCCATGCCACCATAATCAGGATGTTCCACAATCAGAGAACTGCATAATTGCGCGGCAAATTCATCGAGCTCGCTGGTTTTCACTCCGTCGTAAATACGAGCGCAGACTTTCTGAGCAATTTCATGAACAGGAATATTCAAGACCGGTTGAATTTGGGCCATCTTGGAAATGCGAGTTAATACTTTGTCAAATGATACTGATTCATAGGATCCATCTCTCTTAAGGACACGCATTCTAGGTATGTAAAATACGTGATCTATCTTTAAGCCCTTTTTTTGGCCGGTATGGGGTTAATGAAAACGAAAGGGACTTAAAGGATTTCGAATACATAGAGGTATCAGAGGTGTGCCCTCTCATCAAAAGCCATGATAGCCTAGTGGTCGAAGGCGACGGACTTAAGATCCGTTGAGGAAACTCCACGTGGGTTCGAATCCCACTCATGGTACATTCGCTAGTTTAGCCAAGCGGTCGAAGGCGACGGACTCAAGATCCGTCGAGGAAACTCCACGTGGGTTCGAATCCCACAGCTAGCAAAAGAATAATTTTTATTCAGATCAATACGAATTGACGATATTGATAACGCGTTCTAATGAGTAGGAGATAGTTATTCTGGCATAATTTCTTTGAACACATCACGAATCATCTCGTCTGAGTCTCCATTGAAGTATTCTGTTCCGTACTCCGTGCATTGCGTGTACTTGTTTTTGAATTTATCAATTAATGATCTTTCAACGTTGACGCAGTCTTTACATGCTAACAATAGAAGCAATAAACTACCTTTAGGATATTGTTTATAACGGCTCAGATTTTCCTGTGTTGATCTTCCAAGTTTATATACCGTCTCTCCGCGGATCTTAAATTCACGAACATACACCAGATATATGTATTCACATACTGCAATTACTTTCAAACTGACGGAAGAAGCTTGATTTTCAATAGAATTTAGTAGTTCTACATGTGTTATCTGTTGTATTGTAGGCTTTTGTACTGATGCTGGAATAGGTCGATATATACGAACATCGAGTACAATTTGTTTGATTTCTTCGGTCAATTCTATTTGTTGTACTATAGGTGAGCATGTTCCTTTCATCATATAGAAATGACGTTTGATTGTTCCTTTTAATCGGGCACTGTATCCACATCGAGGACATGTGTATGGACATCCTTTTCTTCGTGCCATATTTTACACGAAAACACACATCTATTCAAAATCCGTTTTTTGCATGATATATCATACTTTTTACGTTACGAAGTCTTTACCCCATGAATATATCCGCTATCTGTTTATAGTCATCGCTAACCAGAGAATGTCCTGAATCCATCAAGAAAACGTTTTGAATCCCCGCTTCTTGGAGCTGTTCAAGGATGCGGGGATTCTCTTTGATGGATACCAGTGTATCATTGTCTCCCCATACCATCGTAATCTTGAAATAGGGAGCAATTTGGATCAAGTCATTAAGACATAAATAATTCCATATCGGTCGTTTACCATACGATACTTTCATATGTCGCGCCAATACTTCATACCCTTCTCCTTCTGGATTAAATAAAGCAATGGTATGAAACCAATCGAGTGGATTCGCGTTTATATTGAACCAACGTATACAATGCCATATTTGACTCGGGCTTTTTTTCATCAGTTTCTCAGGAAAGCTATAGGTAATCAACCAGCCCCAAAACCAATCGTACGCACTCATCTTAGGTGTCAATCCAGGCGTAGAGATCAATACTATTTTAGTCTCTTTCTCGAATACAGGTGCGTGTCTTTTTATCTTGATAGATTGAATTGTCAGGTAAGCGCCCAATGAATGTGCCAATACATCAAGACGGGAGGAACTTCTCTGTCGAAGATAACAGTAGACTTCAGCAATGACTTGCGCATAATACTCGTGCATTGCATCTATCTTTAAGAATCTCGCAGGTGAATCGCTGATTCCCCATCCCGGCAAATCAACTATATAAATATCACTATGTGTTTTCATGGTTTTAGCGAGATTCAAATAGCACATAGAATAGCTCCCGGTACCAGGAATGCATAGCAGGTTTCTATTAAACATAACGTGGGGATTTTGTACATGCAATACATGTACTCGTTTTTGTATAGGTAAATCAATCCAGATACTTTCGATAGATATACCTTGATCAGACCGGACATATTCGACGCATTCTTTCAGGTATTTCAGTATCTCCCTTCTCGATGTACCTGGGACCTGAATCTCGTATAAGATAGATAATCCATAGGATGCAAGTGATAACCAACTAAATATCCATAGAACAATGAACACACATAGAAAATACATTCTTTATGGTAAATAGTTCGTTCTTTGGACTTAAATAAAACACGCTGACTTAAAGGACAATACAAGATGTATTTATAAAAATGGAACAAACCGCATTAGTTACTGGGGGAGCCGGATTCGTCGGCAAGTATTTCTGCAAACGCCTAGTCGACCTAGGATATCACACATTATGTGTTGATAACTTGATGTCAGAAGGAGCACGAGTACCGTCTGCTTGGCCTGAGTTTCAACGTTGTGAGGTCGATTTTCGACACCAAGATTGTCGTGATTTCTTCGATGATCCCGCGAATAAAAGGGAGTATGCTCTCATCATTCACTTGGCCGCCGTTGTAGGAGGTCGCGCGACCATCGAAAACGCTCCTCTTGAAGTGTCTCAGGATCTCTCCATCGATGCGGCATTCTTCAATTGGCTCACAAAGCTTCCCGTTAAACCCAAGAAAGTGATCTACTTCAGTTCGAGTGCCGTGTATCCAATCGACTTGCAAACTATTGAGAAACATGGTATTCTAGCTGAAAACATGCTTTCTTTTTCGAATACAATGATTGGCATTCCCGACATGACGTACGGTTGGGCCAAGATGACAGGCGAATATCTATCTAAAATGGCTCATGATGTATATGGAATTGACATCGTATGTTATCGTCCCTTTTCCGGGTACTCGGAGACACAAAACGAGGTATATCCTTTTATTGGAATCCTGAAACGTGTTCTTAGACGTGAAGCGGAAATCGATATATGGAGTAATAGCGTTCGTGACTTTATCCACATGGATGATGTAGTCGATTGTGTCTTTCGCACAATGAACCATATCAACGATGGATCTGCGATGAATATTGGCACCGGCAGACCGACATCGTTTTCTGAACTGGCCCAAATTATGATGACAGAAGCTGATCATCATGTCGCTGTTCATATATGCAATGATAAGCCGGCTGGCGTATTTTACCGAGTTGCCGATACAACAAAAGTAGAACAGATGGGATGGAAGTCAACTATAACAGTTGAAGAAGGGGTGCGACGTGCTGTGCTATATCTGCGTCAAGACGAGACCGAAAAATAAATATAAGAAGAATAATGCTTCGTCGTCGAAAACTAAGATCATTGAATAATATTCGCCAAACAAATGATGACGTACAACCTTCCCAAAATCCTGCCGAATCACTCCTTCCTGTCAAAAAAATCGTAGACGGATCACCTGTCAAACTTAAATCAGTAAACCGTGAAGAGCTCAAACATAAAACCGTTCTGGTCTTTGGGTTGGTGAAAAACATATCTCCGCATTATGATAATCTAGTGTATTTTCTGAATCAGGTGAAAACAATCTTCGGAAAGACATGTTTCTTTTATTTAACCAATAACAATTATGATAACACGTTTCAATTAATGAATAATATGGCTTTGAAAGATAGCAATATTAAGGGAATTGTTATCAATGATGAGACTATAACCACGTCGGAAAACAATGCTCCCGGAAACCGCGTAGCGAAACTCGCACAATACCGAAACATGTGTTTCACTGATGCTAAAAATGCGTTTGGTTCTAACTTCGACTATGTGTTACAAGTCGATACAGATTTAATAGACAAAGTTCACGCTGATCAAATTGTGTCATGCTTTCAACTAGATGAAGACTTTGATGCCATTTGCAGTAATGGGTTATTTAAAAATTCCAGTTATCACTATGACCTATTTGCACTCCGCCTTTTAGAAGATCCGTATAACATAGAGGAATTATATCCAGAATTCTCCACTTACTACGGATCATCAAGTAGTTGGATAAACAGACTCTGCATTTTCGAACAATGGACGAAAGTGAAGGCAGCGTGGGGTGGGATGATGTTGTATCCTGGTCGCGTCTTGAACTTGGACAAACTGTATGATGAGGCAATTCCGTTGAACGAATGCGAACATATTTCGATGTGTAAAAAATTCAAGAACATCTATGTCAATCCTTCATGGACCTATCAACAAGATCATGAAACGGAAGGGACCGTCTATGGCGGACCCATGCGTTATGTTCCACGCGATGCGGGGTTCTTCTCTGTATTCAACTTCTACATCGGTCTTCTAACAATGGCTAAACGTGTATACCCCTATTGGAATTTCGATATGTTCAAGAAATATAATGGGGATCAAAATCCTCGACATTTTGCGTACTTTAATCGTGACATTACAAATAGCTGGTTCGAGTTCTTCGAAAAGGTGGAACATTTCAAAGATGACGACACGATCGGTGATTTCCCTATTACCAACGGTATCGAGGCACCAAAAGAATTCCGAATCCCCAACGACTCCAAGGCGCTTTATCGTGACCAAGAGGCATTTAACACATGGCGTAAAGAAACACACAAAGTTTTCAAAAAATATATCAAATTAGCTCCCGCATTAAAAGAGCGCGTAGATCATATTACTACAAACCACTTTAAGAAGGGAAATATGATTGGCATACATTATCGTCATCCGAGTCATTGTTGTGAACAGGGGATTGTGATGTTGCGAGACTATTTCAAAGAGGTCGATAGCATTCTAAAAGAAAACCCGGATGCGAACATATTCCTAGCGACCGACACAGATGTCGGCGTGTTTGCGTTTCAACAGAAATATGGTTCAAAAGTCGGCTATATACGTGAGTCTTCACGCACATCGTTAGACAACCTGCTTGAGTGGGCCTACGCGCGCGGAGTATCCGCGGCAGACGAAGTCGGATTTATTGACAACAAAGGTTATGATATTCACAATGAAGTCGCTGATAAAAGCGCGGGAGGAGATCCAAAATTCGGAAAAGATGTTATAGTCGACGTATATTGTTTGGCAAACTGTAATTGGTTTGTTCATACTGTGTCGAATTTATCCTTGGCGGTAAGTTATATAAATCCAGATGTTAAAATGATCTTATTGGCTAATTAGACATTATCTGAAAAAGCGAATTCGTTTAAGTCTCGAGTTGCTGTTTTCGTCGTAAAATCAAACACCGGTTTAGGTTCTTGTTTCTTAGTTGATTTTCCTTTTTTAGATGAAGTCGAACAATCAATAGACTCTATTTCTTTTTGGTACAAACTGAAATCAGCCTTATACGCCTGAATACGTTTCCAGAACGTGTCCAATTCCATGTAGATATCCTCCATGAAGCTTCTATTTCGGAAGATACGTTTGCATATGTATTTGTCTACGTAATAGAATACAAGCTTGTACTCCGTATCTAATGATGACAATTCGGATTCAATCCAGCCCACTGTCTGTTGGTATGTCATACCTAGAGGGCCATAAATATACCGAAAGTTGTCTATTGTAGGAATCTCGATAATGACCCCCTTTTCCTGTCGAGATCTCGTAAGATTCTCCGTATAGGGATCACAGTCTTCTTGGAATTCTTGGATAGAATCATACTCTTTGAATTGACATTCAACGTAGTCGCATTCTTCCATGTTGCATACATCGAGCTGTCCCTGGATTTGATAGTAGTATTGTTCGGGGATTTCTCCCGTAATTTTATCCACGATTACACGTCTATAAGGACATTTAATCTCAAGCATGACTCCTAACTCACTGATGCCATCCGGGGAGGCACCCACGTGGGAAATAGTAGGATGCGGAATCAGACCGAATTCAAACACTTCCACTTGATTTCGCCGCTTATAAATCTCAGTGACTACCGGTTCATATTGTGTCCCCCATTTGAGAGGCGCTAAAGTGGGATTAAAATGTTCTTGTCTGTATCCGCATTTTTTTATGATCACATCTTCGGGTTTCCCGAATTTTCCCACCCCCAGACATTGTCCTATGTCGCTGGCCGTAATAAGGGTTTTACGCGTATCGTACCATATAGGCGTACGTTGTTCGATTCGAGGGACGGCTTTTACTTTTTCTATACGCGTCTGATAATCACGGATCCTTGTGATACGTTCTTTCACGCATGCAGCTGTCACCGGCACATCACATACGGCATTCGCTAAATGTGCTATATCCTGAATCATTTGATCGGTTAAGGCATTCTTTAATGCACCTCGACACACGATCAATTTATCAAGAATCGATTCCTTTGACATAGTCTTCCTTTTCTCTTTCTCTTTACGTACTAAATACAATAGGAAGTCTTTAAGTCCTTTTTTACCAACGTGGTTTGCGTCGAAACATTGACTGAGAAAAAGACATAAGGCTTAATTAAGAAGCTTCTTCTAACTATGTGCGGAATCTATGCAGTTCTCGGAAACAATGCGATATCAGTGACTGATACCGGATTTCACGCTTTAGCTGCACGTGGTCCTGATAGTCATGTACTCAAAAAATATGGATCAGTGATAATGGGGTTTCATCGTCTTCGCGTCAATGATTTATCGGATTCGGGAGACCAACCGATGTCTCATTCTGATGGACTCCATCTCATCTGCAATGGGGAGATTTATAATCATAAAGAAATCCAAACCCAAAACCAGCTCGTGGTTTCTTCGCAAAGTGATTGCGCGGTTATTCTTCCTTTGTATGCACGTATGCATGAGCACTCCTCTTCGGATTTGCATGCTTTCATTAATACACTAGATGGAGAATTCGCTTTTGTAGTATACGACGAAGTAAAATCAGTGCTCATTGCTGTACGAGATCCATATGGAGTACGCCCTTTGTTCTATGGTCGCACGTCTGATGGCGGCTGGGCTTGGGCTAGTGAATTGAAAGGAATCCACGATATCTGCACTGATGTTACTCCTTTTAAACCAGGCCATGTGATGACGGTAGATACACGAACCTTGAAATTGGTGTCTTATGAAACATACGATGCGGATTTATATCCCAGTTATGATCCTGATGTGGTAAACCAATACGATGAAGAAAAGGCGTGTACTACGATTCGTCAGTTAGTAACCGATGCCGTCAAGAAACGTGTCCTTGTTTCTGATCGCCCGGTATGTTCTCTCTTGTCCGGAGGTCTCGACAGCAGTTTAGTAGCGGCCCTCGCCGCTTCCGTCTGCCCCCCTGGTAAGCTTCATACGTTTTCTATTGGCATGCCCGGTTCGACGGATCTCAAATATGCGGCTCAAGTCGCCCAGCACATCGGGAGCACACACACCACTATTACGTTGTCAGAAGATGACTTCCTCGACGCTATTCCCGAGACAATTCGTATCATCGAGAGTTATGATACCACTAGTGTGAGAGCGAGTGTGGGTAACTATTTGGTTTCTGCGTACATCGCTCGGCACAGCGACAACAAAGTCGTATTAAATGGTGATTATAGCGACGAAGTCTGTGGAGGCTACAAATATATGGGTCTGGCACCTGATTATACTACGTTTGCGGCAGAATGCGAACGCCTGGTTCGCGATATTTATCTCTTTGATAGCCTCCGCAGCGATCGCACCATCTGTAGTCAGGGACTCGAAGCACGTACCCCTTTCTCTGACAAAGCGTTTGTCAAATACTATTTGAGCTTGCCAGCGGAAATGCGTATTGCGACGGCTGTGAGAATGGAGAAATATTTACTGCGTAAAGCCTTTGATTGTACGGGGTTGTTGCCAGAATCGGTCTTATGGCGGCGCAAAGAGGCTTTCAGTGATGGTGTCAGCTCCCCGGAAAACTCGTGGCACAAAATCCTACAAGCACATATCGAGAAACAAGTATCTGATGCGGATTTCGAAAACAGAGCGACACGCTTCCCTTTTAATACACCTCAACTCAAAGAGACCTATTACTATCGTACTCTATTTGAACGATATTACCCTGGTCGAGAAAGCGTGATTCCCTATTATTGGCTTCCACGGTTCTGTGGTGATTTAAAGGACCCTTCTGCAAGGGAGATAAAATCAGACTAAAAAATCAGTTGTTTTTCTAATTCGACAAGCTCGAGGTCAAGATACCCATCTTGGCTACACGGCCGAATGTCGATACACCAGCAGTCACATTGTACTTGACGAACTCGAGTTCATCCTTGTCGTTGATGCGGAAACCGTACGACACAGTGTCATTGTTGGATTTCACGCAGGTAATGCGCATGGAACCACCCATGGCTTCCCAGTAACTTTCCGCGAGAACGTTCGAGCTGTTGAGCGATGCAGTACCGTTGGTACCATAGTTCCACAAGAGGGACTTTTGGTATTGGACAGCGTTAGCACCCGACATGGACAATCCGGACGAGGGAACACCAAATACTTGGATACCAGTGGCGCTGTTAGTGGAAAGACCATCAACTTGAACAGGGTAATTCGAGTTGAAGTAGTTGGAACCACCGGCATCATGAGCAAGGATGATGATCTTGTCTTCAACAGTGATATTGGTGGAGTTCACAGTATTCAGGGTACCGAGCACTTCGAGGTTACCATTGATGACAGTCAAACCGGCATCGATCGTCAACGTACCAACGCCATTGGCATCAGATTGGATCAAAGGAACAGTCAAGGTCTTGCCGGTGGACACAATCACATTTCCGTTAAAGGTATTCACTTGGCCGTTGGCAGTCAAGTTGTTGGTCAAGGTGGTAGTACCGGTGACGACCAAGTTAGAGCCAACAGTGAGATTGTTGTTAACAGTCATAGCACCATTGAAGACGGCATTCGAGTTGAAAGTCGAGGTGGCATTGAAAGTCGAAGGAGCTGCCGTAGACAAAGTCATGGCATTGCCAACATTGACGGCATTGGAGAAGTTGGCAATACCCATAACGTTGAGGTTGCTGCCAGTGTTGATCACATTGGAGAAGTTGGCAATGCCCATAACGTTGAGGTTGCTGCCAGTGTTGATCACGTTGGAGAAGTTCGCGGTACCCATGACATTCAAGGTGCTGCCAGTGCTGACTACATTGGAGAAGTTGGCAATACCCATAACATTGAGGTTGCTGCCAGTGTTGATCACGTTGGAGAAGTTGGCTGCACCCATGACATTCAAAGTGCTTCCAGTGCTAACCACATTGGAGAAGTTAGCAATACCCATTACCATGAGGTTGCTGCCGGTGTTGATCACGTTGGAGAAGTTGGCCACACCCATCACATTCAAGGTGCTTCCAGTGCTGACCACGTTGGAGAAGTTGGCAATACCCATAACGTTAAGGTTGCTGCCAGTGTTGATCACATTCGAGAAGTTAGCCACACCCATGACGTTCAGGTTGGACCCGAGGTTGAGGACATTCGAGTAGTTGGCAATGCCCATCACGTTCAGGTTGGATCCGATGTTAAAGATGTTGGAGTAGTTAGCAATGCCCATCACATTCACGTTGCTGGCAACGTTGAGGACATTGGAGTAATTGGCAATGCCCATCACGTTGAGGTTGCTGGCAATGTTGAACACGTTGGAGTAGTTGGCAATGCCCATCACATTCACGTTGCTGGCCACGTTCAGGACGTTGGAGTAGTTGGCAATGCCCATGACATTCACGTTGCTGGCCACGTTGAGGACATTCGAGTAGTTAGCAATGCCCATCACATTCAGGTTGCTGCCGAGGTTGAGAATGTTAGAGTAGTTGGCCACACCCATCACATTCAAGTTGGATCCGATGTTGAAGATGTTGGAGTAGTTGGCAATGCCCATGACATTCACATTGCTGGCCACGTTCAAGACGTTGGAGTAGTTAGCAATGCCCATGACGTTCACATTGCTGGCAACATTGAGGACGTTGGAGTAATTGGCAATACCCATGACGTTCAGGTTGCTGGCAATGTTGAACACATTGGAGTAGTTGGCAATGCCCATCACATTCACGTTGCTGGCCACGTTGAGGACGTTGGAGTAGTTGGCAATACCCATCACGTTGAGGTTGCTGGCAATGTTGAACACATTCGAGTAGTTGGCAATGCCCATCACATTCACGTTGCTAGCAACGTTGAGGACATTGGAGTAGTTCGCAATGCCCATCACGTTCAGGTTGGACCCGAGGTTGAGAATGTTAGAGTAGTTGGCCACACCCATCACATTCAGGTTAGAGCCGATGTTGAAGATGTTAGAGTAGTTCGCAATGCCCATGACGTTGACGTTGCTGGCCACGTTGAGGACGTTGGAGTAGTTGGC